TAGAAGCTGAAATTCTTTGTGCTACAGACATATCACCATTAATAATCATATTAGGACTAGCTAAACTACCCTCTTCAGACGCTGTAGCTAAATCTGCGAATGTTCTTGCTCTGCTCATCTGTTTCTCCTAATCTGTCCAAGGTATAAATTGTTTTACACCATATTGCACAGGAACTAATTTAGTTTCACTTGCACTTGAAAATGTAACATCTTCTTGTGCTATACCTATAATCATAGACATCTTATCTGCTTTCATTCCAACTCCTGCTGTTGAAGAAGAACATATTCCATCACCCACTATAATGTTACCTTTTTCTCCGTTACATATAACGTGTCCATCACCTAACACTCCTGCTTGGTGAAGATTATCTTTATAATCACCATCTTTATCAGCTTGTTGAAACATATCAGCAGAATATGTTCCTAAAATTTTTCTTGAGTAAGCACTTTGAGTTTTTTTAACAAGATAACGAATACCTCGTTCTGAGTCTTTACCATCTTTTTGTGTGTAATATATTTTATCTATTTCAAGTAAAGTACCATAAGCATAACCATTTGCTTTATCAGCATCAGGCAAAGATATTTCGTGATGTGCAGTAAAAGCACCATAAGATACTGTTGAACCTGAAAGTGTAATATGTCCTTGTGCTTCATTATCACCATCGCAGAGAGATATTATATAGTTTGTTGTTGACCCATCATCTCTACCACCTGCTACTCTTAGTCCATAATGACTATTACTATTTCCATCGTTGTGAATAAATCCTGCATAACCACCAGATATATTACCAATAACATCAAGTGTATTTCCTGGATTATTAGTACCTATACCAACTTTACCACTAGAATCAATTCTCATTCTTTCTGATATAGTTTGAGAACCATCAGCCGTTGTATAAAATTCTAAACGACCAGGCATATCATTACTTCCAGGTGTTCCATCTACAGCTGCTCTTACACTAGCAACTTGTGGTGTTCTGTCACTGCCATCGGCTGCCGTAAATAAAATTTCACCAACATTATCATCGTCTTGAACAACAGTATCAGCACCAACAGAAGTACCTCTTGACTTACCAAGTATTAATAATGATTGTCCATTATCATTAGAGTTTCTAACTATTGACAAAGAAGATGTATGATGGTCTGTTCCCTCAATTTGAACTTTTGGTGTTGTGCTTGGTGCTAAAGTTTCTGCTGCTGTAGTTCCTATTAAAATTCTTTCACTGCTATCAATCGTTATAGCATTAGCATCAGCATTGTCATCAATACCTAATGAAGTAAAAGCACCATTAAATGTAACTGCACCACTAAACGTACCACCACTTGTAGCACTCACCATGTCAGCAACAGTAAATACATCATAGACTACCACAGTCACTTCATCGTTTGTATTAAGTGCTGATAGACCTGCTATCGTTCCTGCCGTGCTTGTGTTATAGTCTGTTGTTGGTTTTAGTAGAACACCATTGAGATACACGTCAACGTATGCACCATCTGTAAATGTTAAAGTTGCACCATTGGCATCTGCTCCTGATACGGATGTGTCACCACTTGACGCTAGGTATATAAATCTATTCCTTACTCCAAATCCGTCTGTTGATCTTCCTATGTATGGCATATATTAATCCTTAACTCGGTTTTTTTGGAAAAGTTATATTGCTTAATCGTTCATCTGTTGGTGTTTGATTAGTAATATCTCTTAAATCTTGACGATACTTTTTCCAAGCATCTGACATGGTTACATCCGAAAAAGCCATCCAATCCGTTTCAGCTAATAAAGAATTTCTTTCGCTTCTTAATTTAGCCATTCGTCTATTTGGTGCATCATCATCCCAAGCCTTTTCTTCTGCATCTCTTATTGTTTCTTCTTCTGCTGTAAAAGATAATCTTTCACCATTTACATATTTATATCGTGTCATTATCTATTCATCCCATATAAGCTAAAAGTGCCTTGATTCATATTACCAGAAGACAATTGAAACTTTAAATAATTAACTGCACTTGTAGTTGGAATAATTGCACCACCATTCCACATATATGCATCAGTAGCTTCTTTACCTATATGATTAAAAGTAATATATTTTTTATTTGTTGCCTGTGTTAAACCAATAAAATCTACTATGTAAGAACTGCCCTCTGTATCATCATTTCCTATACCACCCCCCAAAGTAAGGTAAGCAGCACTACCTGCTTCAAGACCATTATTAGCACTATTATTATTTATTTTTCTAAATAACTGTCCTTTAGTAATTGAACTAATAAAATTACTACCATTATCAACACTCACATAAACCCATAGTTGAACATTATCCGTAACTGGTTCAAATGAGTGTATTCTCACTATATAATCGGAATAAGTGGTTGTAATAAGAGTATTATTAAATATAACATTAGCTGTTGCAGAACCATGCGTTACAGTGGTTGTATTAAGATGCACCATTGCCGTGCCAGTTACAGTTCCATTTAATGCTGTTGCACCTGTTACTGTTACATCTCCAGTAAGAGTGGCATTTGCCGCAGTTAAATCTTGTGCCGCAGGATGTGTTGCTGTGCTTACTGGTGTGTTGTGGTGCATTACATAAATGTTGTTTGTGCCACTTGGAGGTGCGGCAGTAAATGTCAATGTTGTACCACTAACTGAATATGCTGTTGTCGGTATCTGTCTTACGTTCTCAACATAAACGGCTACACCATTTGTCGTTGCTGATTTAGATAATGTAAACGCAGTCGTACTAGCATTACCACTAAATGTATCTTTAGTAACTGATGCAAAGTTTGCTGTAGGTGTATTACCTAAATACGGCATTAAGTGATCTCCATAATAGATAAACAAACATCTGTTGCACCACTTCCTGTAACTTTTAATAAGTCTGTTGTTTCCATAACAACTTTATTCCCTGCTAACATCTCCAATGACGATCCTGCTGGAATTGGTGCATTTGTAATTAACTCTACATCTTGGTTGTTTTCGTCATTGTCACCTGCTCTACTGCCTGTATTTGACGACAATGTGACTGTTACAGTGGTTTGACTTGCTGTTGTGTTACCTAAAACCAAACCTAATATAACTGTCGTTGTCGAACCTGCTACAGTATATATTGTATCCTCTGATGTAACTCCTGCTTTAGTAACTACTTTAAATGTATTTGCCATAATTTATCCTAACGCTATTGCTAATGCTGTTGCTTCGTCAGCAATGACTGTGTTTAATGCTGTTCCGTTTACAGTAATCGCATCTGCTTCTAATGTTCCATCTATATCGGCATTACCTGATATATCAAGCGTGGCAGCATCTAACTCCCCACTTATTGTGATGTTTCTGCCACCACTAATATCTTTGTTTGAATCTGTTATAATAGCTTTACTAGCTATTACTGTTCCATTTGTAATACCATCTATAAGATTTATGTCTGCAGCACTAGCTGTAACACCATCAAGAATATTTAACTCTGCTGTTGTAGAGGTTACACCATCCATAATATTTAATTCTGATGTGGTCGCTGTAACACCATCCATTATGTTCAACTCTGTTGCCGTAGCTGTAACATTTGTTCCACCTATATCTAAAGTGGTCATTGATACTTCCCCAGCAACTGTCAATACACCATCTGCAACTGTCATTAGATCAGTGTCATCTGTGTGTCCTATTGTTGTGCCATTAACAATTACATTATCAACTGTAAGTGTAGTAAGAGTTCCTAATGATGTAATATTAGACTGTGCTGCACCTGTTACAGTTGCTGCTGTGCCACTGACATTACCTGTAACATTACCTGTCAAAGGTCCAGCAAAAGCATCAGCAGTTACTGTTCCGTCAAAAAAAGCATCTTTAAATTCTAAACTAGAAGTACCTAAATCTACATCATTATCTGTAACAGGAACTAAAGCACCATCGGTAAGTTTTATCTGGTCTGCACCATTTGCTCTAAATATAATATTATTATCTGTGCTAAAGTCTATATCATTGTCAGCATCACGACCTATTACTAAACTTGCATTTAGTACAGATGTTATTCCTGTTTGTGCTGCATCTAAACTTACTGCACCACTTGATACAGAAAAAAATGTATCACTAAATGATGCTATACCCTTACTAGAGGTTGAAGCATTTGATCCTGCAATAGTTATAGTATTACTTGTTGCTGAAGTATCTATTCCAGTTCCACCTGTAACAGTTAAAGTTTCACTATCAAGATCAATAGCTATTGTACCACTATCTGTCGTTAAATCTAAATCTTCGGCTGTAATTTGTGTGTCAACATAATCTTTTACTGCAGCAGATGTTGGAAGACTTGTGTCGTTGTCATTAGAGCCAATACCTTCAGACTCTAAAACAATCGCAGATGCTTTAAAATTATCTACCTCAATATTAGATACAGTATTATTGTCTACATCAATTGTTTTATTAGTTAAAGTATCTGTTGTAGCCTTACCAACTAATGTATCTGTCGCAGCAGGTAAAGTCACTGTGACATCTGCTGTTGATGCTGGCCCAATTAAAGTTACAGCATTTGTTCCATTATCAGTATCTTCTTTAAATAAAATAGAACCTGCCGATGATGAAGAGCCTGTTAATATTGGAGCAGTCAAACTTTTGTTTGTTAATGTAGCTGTTGAAGTCGCTGACACTAAACGAGCATCACCACCAGTGCTTGGCAGTGTTAAAGTATTATTAGCACTTTCTGAATGTGGTGCGGCTATAATGGTTTGTCCATGTGAGTTTGCTTCACAATTTAATTTTATTGCACCTTGATTAGTATTACCCTTAATTACAACTTTACCAGTTCCGTGTGCTGCAAGATCAATATCTTGATTAGATGTTGTAGTTACAATATCTTGACCACCTAAGTTTAAATTACTAGCTAATGTTCCAAGACTAGTTAAACTAGATGCTGTCACTCCTGAGTTAAGTGTACTACCAGTTAGTGTGCCTGCCGCAGCAGTTACAGTTATATTTGCACTTCCATTAAAACTTGTTCCGTTAATTTCCCTAGCTGTTTCTAAAGTGGTAGCAGTATCAGCGTTGCCCGTAACATCTCCTGTAATATTACCTACAAATGTGCCGTTAATATTATTACTTGCATCTTCAACCACTGCCTTATCAGCAGGATATGTACAAAATATTGTCCTTGTACCAGCACTCCAATTCACTTTGTTATCTGAGTTAGAACTTTGCAAAATTGTATCTCTTGAAAGAGTATCAGGTGATCCGTCAGTAAATGTTCCTATACCAATTTCAAAATCAGTATTATCTGTGCAAACATAATAAGTAGTATTTCCATCACCAACTTGAATAAAACCTTCAAAACCACTTACTGCACCAGCTAAGTTAAATGTTCCAGTGCCTGTAGTGGTTGTGGTTTCTTTAACTCTATCTTTTATTACTAAAGCCATTACTTCAACTCAATACTCAAGTTTGTTGCGTTTATTCTAAATATGTCACCCTCTGCCAACGTCTTACTTGCATCCAAAGCACCTACAAACAATATGTTACCACTTGAACTTGCATCTACAATAAATACATGAGTTATTGTTTGTGTTCCACTATCTGTCTTAGCTGGAAAGTCAATTGCTGAAGTGTTCTTTGCTGTTTGTGTATCTGTTGAATCAGCACCTATTGTTGTCCAACTAGCCGCTGCTACTTGTTGTCTAGCATACCCACCAAAACTTGCTTCTGTTAATGAACCTGTTTCAGCAGCAGATACGGCTGTTGCTAATCCTACGTAAATACTGTCACCTGGACTTGAAAAACTTAACGAATTATTTTTAAAAATAAAATGTAATAATCTTCTTTCTAAATAGTTAGTTGCTGCATTTGAGGTTGCCATAATCTATCTCCTATGTTCTTTTTTGACGAGGTAGTCCTTGCCTATAAGCATCAGCATTTTCCCTAGCTTCACCAAAATCTTTTAAACGACTTACTTCTTCCATAAACCTTTTTTCATATTGTTGTATCACGTCTGGTTCACCTTTCATAAATATATACGCTTCTACAAGCGATCCGTAAAGTATTGCGTTTATAGCATTTTTACTCAACCAAGTAGTTGTAGTATCACTTGATATAGCTGATATAGCAGAACTGTGAGAAGTTGTAGAACCTGTAATTGTTTCACCATTTGTAAAAGCTGTTGTAGGTACGATAATTGTTAATTTGTTCGCACTATCATCTTTACTTTCAATAGTTGCTGTAGCACCACTTGATGATCCAGTTATTGTTTCTCCAACTCCAAAACTCGAAGCTACTCCAACAGTTAATTCAATTGTACTGTCAGCTAAACTTGTTGGTCTATAATAATAATGTAATTCTACGGAATAGTTACTATTAGGTGTTGGAGCTAATATAAAATTATTTACATCAAATCTTGCATAATATTTAGGTACACCTGTGGTCGCAGGATTAGGATGATATTCTTGAACAAAATTTACATCTTTTTCTAACAAAAAAATTGTATTACTAGAAACTGTTACAGACAAACTAAATGGTGAAAAAAAATCAGTTGGTACAGATAAAAATTTATCTGAAGAACTCGTAGCACTCGTAACATTTTTACGAAAAACTTCAAAATCAATCATTTTGAAAAGACGATTTTCCGTAGATCGAATAAAGTTTCTTAAATTATTTCTAAAAGTAGTCTCATTATTTTCTGTATAATCTTCTATAGATGTCTTTAAAGTTGTTAATGTATAACTCATTTAAGCCTCTAACGTGACAGGGCCTGCTGAAGCAATTTTGCCACCACCCCTTATTGAACCTACAGTTGCAGTATCTGAAACTGTGATTGTATAATTATTTGTATCAACAACACTAGCAATAGTAAAGCCAGATGAATTTTCCATTACTGATTTTGTTATACCATCAAAAGAAACTACATTTCTAAATCTAACTGTGCCTGACACTGATCTGCCATGACTTTTTTCTGTTACAGTTACTGTACTGCTTCCAGAGCTACCTGTTTTAAAAGGATTAAGTTCTAACAAAACTTCAATAGCTGGTTCTGATCTTTCAGGTCTTGCAACTCTTAGTGCTTCTGCATCTGGTTTTTTAGGTCTAGGGTCAAGTTGTGGATGTTTTTCTTCATATTCATCCTTGCCAACAAGCAATCCATTCCATTCTTTTCTAGTATCTTTTGTACGATACCTAAAACCAGAACGATCAGAAATTACAAAAGCATTACTTCCATTTGCATATTTTGGCATTATCCAACCTTATAATAATCTAAACTTGGAGTAATAGTAAAAGATGATCTGTCTCTATCTTCTGCCATTGCTCTATCAAATTCTTCTTCATATGAAGTTTTTAATAATTGTATTCTTTCAGGTGCACGTTTTAAAGCTATGTAATAAGCTAATCCAGCAGCTAAACAAGGATAAAATCTAAATGGTATTTCTAAAGTATTTTGCATGGTATCAGCATCTTGTATTCTGGTAAGAGCATCATAATGTATAACATCTGTGCTATTTTCAGGTGCTGGCCATATTTTTAAATTAGGTGTTATTTGCCTATCAAGAAAATACTGTGTAGGTCTACCTGTTGTTGTTTTTGTTGGTATAGATAAATAAGTATCACGACTTATACGTGACATATTAAAATCTGTGCCACTTCGTCTAACAACAACAGACAAAACATCAATTACATCTGTGCCTAAAGTATAATCAACATCATCTGCTGTAAGTGCTTGTGTTCTTTGTTCAATTGTCCATTGATTAAGTCCACGATTAGCCCATTCTGCTAACATAATGTTTAATGATCTTTTTGCTGTTTTTAAATCGTAACCTGTTCGTATTTCTAAACCACATCTTTCAAATGCTTCTTCTATATAATCATCAACTGCTAATTCAAAATCAGTAGAGCTTGATGTCGTCATATTTACCTCAAATCGTTTGCGATACGAAAATTAAAACTAATGAACATAATTGAGCGATAGCTAATACAACTATCGCCCATATTTTTTGGTTTAAAG